ATAGCGACATGGCGAACGAGAACATCAAGGCGGCTGTCGAGGAAAGGCCGGAATGCCCCGACTCTGGAATTCAACTCCCGTTCCGCGTCGACCACGATCCCCGCCGGGATGGCGCTCATCAGATACTGGACGGGGCGGGCATGACGGTCTGCTTCATATCGACCGGCCACGAGGACCCCGACAAGGCTGCCGCCCTGGCCGAACTCATCGCCGCCGCCTGCAATAACTACGACCGCTTGCAGCAATGGGTTAATGATCTGCAGGGCGGCATGTACATCAATTGCGTCTATTGCGGCCATCGGTATGGGCCGAAGGATGAGACGCCCGTCGCGATGGCTGATGTACTGAAAGAGCACATCGAACAATGCCCGGAGCATCCGTGTTCAAAGCTCAAGGCCGAGAACGAATCATTGCGAGCCATGTACGACAACAAAACGCTGGTCGGCTGGTTCGATCCGCAGACGAAACGATTCTGCTATGCCGACGAGAAACAGGCCTATCCGGGCTCGTGCCAGAAATACAGCGAGCCGGTGTTCCGTGAGGGCCCCGCCGTCGAGTCGTCGCCAACTGCCATCTGCCATCTGCCAACTCCCAACTGCCAGCGAATGAAATGAGCAAAAACGTGCGACATTCCAAAGCGTACGAGGGGCTGGCCGCCGTTGCCGGCAAGGCAGCCGGTCTGCCCGCCGGGAAACGCACGCCCGCCGGCGTGGCCGAAGATCCCGCCGCCGCCGAGATCCGCAACGGCCTGTGGGAGGAATACGAGATCAGGCTGCGCGACACGCAGACCTATACCATCGACGATCTGCTGGCGTGGCTGAGGGACCAGGGCGTCAAGGTCGGCCGCACGTCGGTCCACCGCGATCGGGCGGCGATCATGGCTTCCGAGCGGTCCCTTGTCCTGGCGGCCGCCAAGGCCAAGAGCATCTGCGAGGCGGTAGGCCACATGGACGAAGGCGACCTGGCCAGGGGCCAGAGAATGCTCTCGATGCAGTTGATCTTTAACGCGATGTCGGATCTTCCGCCCGATGTGATGGAGGGCATTTCGATACCCCAGCTGATCAAGCTGATGAACTGCGGCGCTAAGATCACCAAGGTCCACGCCGAAACCGAGATCCTCAACATGCGCATCGAGGAGATCAGCCGCCAGGCCAAGGAAGAGACAGATAAGCTCACCGCCAAATCGGCCGACAAGAAACTCAGCCGCTCGGAAGTCTACAAGATGATCGACAAGGTCATGAAGGGGGAATCGTAAAGTGACCCCGCCTACGCCCATGATTGCCGTGCCCCGCAAGACGTCCAAGGGCCACGTTCTTCTGCCGTGGCAGGAACTCTGGCGGCGCGATGAAAGCGACCTGAAGATATGGGAAAAATCCCGGCGGATCGGCGCGACGTTCACCGAGGCCAATGACGTCGCGATGACCCGCCTGACGGAGACGCGGACCTGCGATTACTGGTTCTCCTCGGCCGACGAATCGGCGGCGTACGAGTTCGCCGATTACTGCCGCTTCTGGTCAAAGATGGCCGGGGGGATCGTCGACTCGTTCACCGACGATATCGAGGACACAAAGACCGGCAAATCCGCCACTGCCTTCTGCGTGCGGTTCCCATGCGGGGCGCGAATGACGGCCATGACTTCCAACCCCAGACGCTTCCGGTCCAAGGGCGGCGACGTGGGGCTCGACGAGTTCGCCTATCACGACGAGCCCGGGCGGATGTACGAAGCGGCCGAGCCGTGCACGATGTGGGGCGGCAAGCTGCGCATCCTTTCGACGCACAACGGGGAGGACTGCGAGTTCAACAAGTTCGTCAAGATGGGCCACCGCCGCGCCGCCGGCCAGGCCAAGGCCGACGATATCCCGTTCAGCATTCACCGGATCACGATCGTCCGGGCAGTCGAACAGGGCCTGGTCGAAAGGATCAACGAGACGCGGGGCACCAACTTCACCCGCGAAGGTTTTCTCAAGGCCCGGCGCAAACGCTGCCGCAACGAGGATCAGTGGAACCAGGAGTACATGGCGGTCCCCGCCAGCGATTCGTCGGCCTGGCTGCCGTACGACTTCATCGAGCGGTGCCAGCATCCCGACGCCGGGGACCCGTCGCGAATAGGCGACGGGCCGTTGTACGTCGGCGCCGACATCGGCGAGGTCAACGACCCGACGACGGTCTGGCTGCTCGAGCGCGTCGGCGACGTGCTCTGGACCCGTCAGGTCTTGAAGTTCACCGACGAACCGCTGAGCGTCAAGGAAGAGGCGATCCTGAATGTCGTCAGGCGGCCGCGAGTCGTCCGGGCGTGCATAGACGCCACCGGCGTCGGCGCCCAGATCGCCCAGGCCGTCGAGCGGACCGGCAAGGGCGAGGGCGTCAAGTTCACCCTGGGCAGCAAGGATGAAATCGCCAGCCCCATGCGAGGGCTGTTCGAGGACTCACTGATCCGCATCCCAGACGATCCCGATATCCGCAGGGATCTCCATTCGGTGCGCATGACGCTGGCCGCCGGCCACCCGAGATTCGACGCCGCCCGAAGCACTGACGGGCACGGCGATCATTTCTGGGGCCTGGGCCTGGCCCGCCACGCCGCAGGCGCCGCAACACCACAACCGTACATCAGCGTGGGCTGATAACAAGATGACCACTAGAGCACAAAATACAATCGACAACGCGGCGGCCCTGGCGGAAATGGCAGGCGGCTCGCCGGTCCCGGTCGAAAAGGAAACCCTCTCGGGTTGGGCTGCGCGGTGGCTCTCCGGCCAGGCCACGGGCACCGCCTCGCAACTCGGCGGGCCGTCGTCGCCGTATAACGAGTATATATGGTCCAACGCGTGCATTCGTGCACTGTCGATCAACGCCGCCCGCGTTCCGATCAAGCTCTCGCGAGGCGAAGCGTCCGGTACGCGAAGCGTCTGGGGGCACAAGCACGTTCGCTGCGGAGGCGGCCGCAACCGCAGGAAGATGGCCGATCGCCTCGCCAAGAGGGCGTCAGTCCACAAGGCCGCCGAAGGCGAGATCATCGAGACCGGCGATCTGCACGCGCTGCTGGAGCGCCCCAACTCCCATCAGACGTGGTCGCCGTTCATCAGGGAGACCGTCACGTACCTTTACGTTTACGGATCGGTCCACTGGCTGTTCGACGAGATGATCGGCTGCAGGCCGGTTTCGATGTACGCCGTCCCGGGCCACAGGTCGACGGCCGTGGTTGATAAGTCCGGCCTGGTCGAGCGGCTGGTCGGCTGGAAGTTCCGCGACCCCCACGGCGGCGAATACCCGGTAACGCTGGATGAGTGCATTACCTTTTCGATCTTCAATCCCGAAGACAAGCACGGCGGCCTGGCCCCGCACATCCCCGCCCGCCTGGCGATCGCCAGCGACTACAACGCCAGCACGTATAACGCGGCGATGTTCCACAACTCGTGCGAGCCCGGGACCACCCTGGAAACCGAGGCGCCGTTCGATAAGGTGCTGGATGATCAAATCCGCACCTCCTGGGTCCAGAGGCACGGCGGACCTCTCAACGCCAACAAGTTTGCGATCCTCTGGGGTGGCCTGAAACACAATTCCGTCGCCAAGACGCTGAAGGAAATGGTCTACGCCGAGGGCAAGCAGCTTTCTCGCGTGGAGGTCTGCGCCGTCTACCGCGTGCCGCCCACCGTCGCGGGGTTCTTCGGGACCTCCGGCGATTCGTCGGCCTACACCGACAACGAGATGGAGCGGTTCTGGCAGGACACCGAAGCGCCGCTGGTCGGCGATATCGCAGAGGCTATCGACGTGCATCTCTGTCCGCGATTCGAGGGCAACCTGGAGGCCTGGGCCGACGTGGAAGATGTGCCTGTCTACCAGAAGATGAGGCGGGCCCGGATCGCCGTTGCCGACAAGATGTTCAAGATGGGCGTGCCGATGGAGGATATCATCGAGAATCTGGACCTCGCCCTGCCCGAGCGGCCCTGGTACGCCGCCGGTTTCCTGCCGCTTAACATCCAGCCGGCACACCTGGCGGCCGCAGAGACGCCCGACGAACCGGTCAACGAACCGAGCGATGACGACGACGAAACGGACGAATTGGGGCAAAACGGCGTGAAAAGTGTCCGTGGGGTCCCCGCGGCGCGCAAAACCGCAAGTAACGACCGTCTGACCCGAATCTGGAAGGCGTGGGAGGCGTCCTGGAAGCCGCTGGCCGGGCGGTTCGAGTCGATGCTCCGGGCCCATTACCGGCGACAGGAAACGGCTATTCTTAAATCGCTCCGCAAGGAACTCAAAAAATCCGTTTCATCCGGTTCATCCGTGGCTACAAAATCAGCCGTCAGCCGTATCCTTTTCGCCATCTTCGGCGATCCGAAGTCGAAGAGGGCGTTCCGCGATCGCGTGAGGGCCTTCCTGACGGACGCCGCCGGCCTGGGCGTCCGCCAGGCGTTATCCGAGGCGGGCGTCGAAGGCGACGCCCTCGACGACGCGGCCGCTGAGGTCGCCGGATCGTCGGCGATCACCGACGCCCTGAAGTCCAATGCGGTGCGCGTCTCGACACTGGTCGACGGTAAGACGCGGGGGCGGCTTAAGGCGGCCCTGACGGAGGGCTTTGCCGGCGGCGAGGATATCCGCCAGCTTACCACGCGCGTCCAGGAGATCATGGGCAACTCGCGCAAGGCCGCGATGGTCACCGCCCGCAACGCCGTAGGTCAGACGCTCAGCCACAGCCGCCACGTCGGACACAAGAAGGCGGGGATGACACACAAGGTCTGGGTCCACTCTCGCGGGCCCGGCGAGCGGCGAGAAAGCCACGTGGCGGCCGAGGCCCGGTACGCGACCAATCCGATCCCGCTCGATCAGCCGTTTGAGATCGGCGGTGCGAAGCTGATGTACCCACGCGATTTTTCCGCCGGTGAGCCGGGCGAGACGGTCAACTGCCAGTGCCTGCAGTTGGCAAAACGGAAGAAGAAGAAAGGCGACGGATGAATATCCAATATCCAACATCCGATATCCAATACCCAAGTGAACGGCAACGGTGACAAGAATGGATGACATCAAGACAACAGGCCTGGAAACGGGCGTTATTGAAAAGGACTCCGAAGAGGCCAAGGGCCGCTTCATGAAGGGCTACACCAAGGGCGTCGACATCGCTAACAGGACGATCGACGGCGTGGCCTCGACGATCAATCTGGACCGCCACTGGGAAGTGATCCTCCCGTCGGCCGTCGCGGCCCGGGCAGAAGCGTTCATGAAGTCCAACGCCCCGTTCCTGGCCGCCCACTCTCACCGCACCGGCGACGCCAGCCCCACCCAGATCGGCTGGGTGATCGAACTGAGTACCTCGAAAGCGGACGTTCCCTGCAAGTTCCGGTTTGCGACAACCGACGTGGCCGAGGAGTGGTGGAAGCTGGGCAGCGACGCCAACGGCAAGGGGATCGCCTTTTCGATCGGCTTCTACCCGATCCGCTGGGTCTACGGCAGCGTCGCCGATCTGGTCAAGGAGTTCCCGGAACTCAAGAAAGTATTCAAGGCCGCAGGCCTGAGCGACACCGATCGCGTACGCGTCTATACCGAGATCGAACTGGTCGAGATATCGGCCGTCCCGTGCCCGGCCAATCGCGAATCGATTCAAATCCTCGCGGCCAAGTTCTTTGACACGGAAAGCAAGGGCGGCGACGAAGGCGATGGGGGTGATCGGGTAGAGCGGTTCGCCGCCGCGCTTGGGAAACACTTCGCCGAATCGATCGGCGAGATGTTTGACGAAAAAATCGGTTGCTTGGAATCCCTCCGCTTCGACGTGGAGGAGTCACTCTCAGATATCAAACTCCTGATTGCCGGAGGCTCAGACCTCGACGGACGCGACGCGGGACCAAAAAGCCCTGACTGCGACGACGTCGACGACGAGGACGAGGCCGGCCAGGATGAGCAGGGCAAAGAAGGCGAAGACCTCGTCGGCCAGGCTGCGGTCGGGCTGAGCGAGGCATTGTCGAATCACTAATCATTAACACCAGAACAAGGAGCAGTACCTTGGACCCGAAACTAAAAGAACTACTCGAGCGCATGATGACGCGGATTGCCGTCGGCGCGGCCGAACGGGACGAAAAGGCCGTCGCCGAGTCGCTCGGGGCCATAACCGAGTACATCAAGAACAACGACGTAGGCGGCTACCAGGCCACCAAGGAGTTCATCGAGACGATCGCCCAGCTCCGCAAGGATATCGACGCCCAGGCGACGCAGATCCGCAGTCTCGAGCGCGCCGGACTGAACGTCTCGAATCGCGGCGTCGAGCTGATGGGCCGCCGGGATATCATGGACCTGCGCAGAGTGGGCCGCGTCTTCCAGACGCGACAGCAGGCCGAAGGGTTCGGCGCATTGTGCGCACGCGCGGTTCACGGCAACTCGGCGCGGTACAAAGAGATCGTCTCGGCAAAGGCCCGCGATCTGGCTGAGCAGTTGACAAAGGACCTCGACCCCGGCGTTTCGACCCAGGGCACCGAACTGGTGGCTAATATCTACATGGCCGACCTGATCGCCCACGTCGAGGCCGTCGGCGTCCTGTTCACCGAGTGCGACCGCGTGCCGTTGGCCACCACCGGCCAGACGATCTACCCCAAGCTGACAGGCGAAGTGACCGCCGCACCGGTTGCCGTCGCCGCCGCCCTGGCCGAATCGACCCCGACCTTCGGGACGGTGACCCTGACGCCGGTCAAGTGGGGCCTGATCACCCCGGTGCCTAACGAGTTCTTCCGCAACCCCACGCTGCTCGACCAGCTCGGCCAGCGCCTGGCGTGGCAGATCACCCGGGCGATCGCCTACGCGTTCGACAACGCCCTGGTCAACGGCGACGGGACGGCCGCCTATGGGACCATCACAGGCCTCCTGCAGTCCAGCAACCTGACGGCGGTTACGGCCGGCTCGGCGACCACCCTGGCGACGTATACGGCGGCGGAGGTCGGCTCGGTCATCGCCGGTATGGCCAAGGACTACGTCACTGACCCCAAGTGGTACATGTCGCTCTCGGCCGAGCGGACACTGCGGAATATCCGGGCGACCACCGGCCAGCCCCTGTACGAGCGGGGCGGCAACGGCGAGCCGAACACGATCGACAACTACCCCTACAGCATCTGTCAGAGGTTCCCGGCTGCCGCCGCCGCGACGGCGGATGTCAAGTGGGGCGCGTTCGGCGATCTGCGGCTGAGCCACTACTTCGGGATGCTCTGCAATATCCAGATCGACCAGTCCGAGCACGTGCGGTTCGAGAACGATATGACCGTCCTTCGCGGCCTGGCACACGCCGACGCGGCCGAGAAGGACGCCGATGCGACCGTAGTCGCCAAGACCGCCGCCGCATAGGAACGACACCCGTTAGCTTTCAGCCCGTAGCTGACAGCTAGAAGCTAGTAGCTAGTAGCTAATTTTAAGGAGTAACAAGATGAAGCAGCACAGTACGAAAATCTTTTTTGCGGCGGTCGTCCTCCTGGCGATCTTCGCCGCCTCGACGTTCATCCCGACCCACGCGGCTGTAACGCCCCTGTCCGGCGCGACGGGCGCGACGGCCGGGGCCGGCGGGGTAACCGCCGGCCTGTTCGTCAAGCTGGAATCGGCCGGGACGATCGTCACGGCAACGGCAGTCACCGACAAGGTTGTCGGCGTCTGCGACCTGGCCGCCTCGGCCAACGGCCTGACCAGGTACGCGCCTATCGGCACGCAGCGGGCGGTAACTTCCGGCGAGGCGATCACCGTCGGGGATCTGCTCACCGCCGGCACAGGCGGCAAGGCGTTTGTCCTGGACACCGACGATGCGTCTACCCAGCGGTATTGCGCCGTGGCGCTGACGGCGGCCTCCGGCGCCGACGAATCGGTAACGGTGGCGATCATACCCGGCGTGGTCGAGCAGCGGCTGACACTCGGCGGGACGGTCGCCATCAGCGGCGCCAACACGTTTACCACGGGCACCGGGGCGGTGACACTGGCCGGTGATGTTACCGTATCTTCGGGCAAGGATATCGGTATGTCCGGGGCGTCTACGTTCACCAGCGGGACAGGCGCCATCGCCCTCAACGGCGACATTACCGTCGCGGCGGGCAAGGATATCTCGTTTGCTGTCGGCGCTGGATACCTGGAACTCAACGGCGAGACTTCCGGGTCTATCGTGATCGACCCGATCACCACCGGCACGAACGCCACCACGATCGTCACCGGCAACGCCGCAGGGCCGGCGACGATCACCCTGCCGGACGCCACCGCGCAGCTCAACGGG